TCATAACAATCACTTGGCTTGGTGCTTTATGTCACCTAGCCTTAAATAGTAGTTGACTAAATTAGTCAAGTATTATTAGTATTCCTTGTCCTTATGCCTAATATTGAAGAGGGTGGGGGGAGTGGTCTATACCCAATAGTGCCTAGGAAATACATAAAGGGTGTTCTGAAATGAGACAACTAATAGAATTTCTCCCTATGTATATGTTTATTAATAATTGTTTAGGGCTTTCAGTTAGTGCCAAAATGGAACATACTGGCTTTAGTTATTAACTATTTCAGCCAGAGGCATTTTACAGATTGTCGTGTTTTTCTGCACTAACTGCAAATTACCCCAAAATAGCCTAAATTCCTCACTACTATTTTTTACCTTTAAACAGCCAAATACTGGTAATGGCCATAAATTCTTTTTAAAAAGTGGCAATAAAAGGGGTTTGAGAATCGTTATATATATAGATACAAAGGGTAGATAAGGGTTAGAGAGTTTAACAACAAGTTAAACCAGCTACTAAGAGTGGCTTAAATTATTAATAACTTATTATTAGGAGTTTAGTAATATTAAATAGAGTTTGTAAAAGGTGCGGTTCTACAGAAAATATCCATTTACACCATGTTGACTATACAGAAAGTAACATGGCCTATCTTTGTGCTGACTGTCATGGTCAAATAACTAGTATAAACACTCTGACACCTAAAATGATAGGTGGCTACCTAAATGACAACAAGGGTAAGATAAAGATTAGAAATCATCTGTTCAAGAGGTTTTTATCTCACCGTAAAGATTTATCAGTAAAGGCTAAAAGAAAGTTATTTATTAAACAACATATCCCTTGGAAGACAGTTGGTAAGTTAGGGAGAGCCCAGATGGTAGGAAAGAATTACTAAGGAGATGGCTTAAATGCCGAAGAAAAAGAGCCCCACACTAATGAGTAAGATAGCTTACAAGAAGGAGATACTAGGTGAAGATACAGACACGATTGCAAAAGCTGAAGGTGTCCATCCAGAGACAGTTCGTCGTTATGTTCGTTCTAAAGAGTATGACAGCTTTACTGGACACTTTCAAACGCATATTGATTCTATTGTCCCAGAAGCTCATTCTCTTCTTATGCGAGAGATTAAAGCAGGTACTAAAGAAGGTATTAGAGCTGCTAGAGAGATATTCAACAACATCGTCTCCAAAACGGTTGGCGGTAAAGTCAAAGAAGGCGAACAAGCGGAAGAAACGTCGTCGAGGGCACTAAGAGAGGAGTTTGAGCATTTAAGTGGTCAGGAACAAGAAACTGGACACATTTTGGCAGAAACTGACACCAGCCCAGAAGGCTAAGTTAGTTAATGATTTAAAGAGAGAAAGAGCAAATAAAGATTTGTTCTACTTTGCTACAGAGATACTTGGCTATAAGAAGATGACGAAGAATACACATGGGGAGCTATGTGATTTACTAGATAAGTTTGAAGACGGTACTAAGAATTTACTTATATTGATGCCCCGAGGTACATACAAATGCGTTTCACCTGACTCTAGGATAAATCTACCAAATGGTTCATTGGCTGAGGCAAAAAATCTTTCGGTGGGTGATGAGGTTTTGAGCTATAGCCAAGAAAAAGGTTTCATTCCTTCTAAGATAGTGGCTGTAAAGAGAAACAAACTTCAGGACATGCGGACTATAAAGTTCCGTTCTGGAAGAACCATACAAGTTTCTCATAATCATCCGTTATTAACAGTTAAAGGATTTGTTAAATCAGAGGAACTTTCTGTTGGCTCACGAATAATGGCTTGGGCTGGTAGGGAGATTGAAGGAAGTATTACTGGCAGATCAGATGAAGCTTGGCTACTAGGACTCATGGTTGGAGATGGCTGTTGCACTTGCGGTAGAGTTACAATAGGGGACCATAAAACTTTAGCTAAAGCCACAGAAGTTTGTAAACAATTGGGGTTTGACCTTAAAAAGCGTTCTGGTAAGTATGAATATACTTTCAAGGGAATTACTGGCTACTTAAGGAAGTGGGGATTATTAGGAAAGACATCATGGACCAAAGAGCTACCTAATATTTACGATTACTCATCAGAGTTTAGGAAGTCGTTTATAGCTGGCTACTTTTCTGCCGATGGCTCTTATGAAAAGTGCGGGAAGGCAAACTTTACGACGGTAAGTAAGAGTTTAGCTTTTGGAATTTCAGACTTAATGAGAACAGTTGGGATATTTTCTGACATAAAATATTATAAATATCCAGACTCTTCCTATTACAGAGTAAATATTACTGACCCGATTAGTCTAAAGGCGTTGATTGCACTTCCTATTGTTGGCAAGAAAAACATTGGGTTTACTAACCAAGATGGGATGTATAGAACTGTTCCAAAAGAATGGAGAGAACTTTCAATACCTTACCGTTCACGTAAGCGAGGATTTAGGATAGATAATAAATATCACACTTCGTTTACTAAGTTTAGAAAGTTTGCACAAGAAATAAAGATGGAGTGGGCTTCTACTGATGAAGTAGTCTGGGATGAGATTGTAAGTATAGATACTTACTATGGTGAATCAATAGATTTTCAGATTGAGAACACCAGCACTTTTCTTATTGAGGGAATTGTTACTCACAATACAACAATTGTTTTATTTGCCTATATGGTTAGAGAGTTATTGAAGGATAAGACTAAGACTTACGCTTTGCAGTTTGCATCATTTGAGAAAGGTACAAACTGGATGATGGAAATCCAACAGAACTTTGAAAAGCCAGAGGTAGTGGCTTTATATGGCGAGAGTCAAAATTCTAGTTGCTGGAGAAAAGACAAACTTATACTGAAAGGAGCTCCCAAATCAAGAGAAGGGAGCGTGATGATATTTGGAGCAGACCAAGGCATGGCGGGTTATCACCCTAAACGTGTTATTTTCGATGATTTGCATGACGACAAGAATTCTACTACTAGCGATCAGGTCGCCAAGATTGTTAAAGTATTTTCTAGAACCGTTACTGAGATCGCTACTAAAGATACAAAGTGTATTATGGTTGCGACTATTTGGGATAAAGCAGATTCGGCCGCCAAAATAGTAACAGACATTGAATGCATAGAAGATTGGGATGACATACTCAAAAAAAGGCACCACAAAGGGATTTATTGGGATATTTACATCAGACAAGCAGTAGAAGATGACCCAGATGGAGTTCCAATTTCCATTCATAGCCCTAAAGTGGTCTATAAGAAGTGGGAAAAGGCTAAATTCTTCTTTCCAGAGGAACTTGGCTGGGATATATTGAATCAGAAGTATACACAGAGTCCAAGTGATTACGATTTCACGTGTCAATTTTTCAATAGTCCTAAAATGATTGAGAATTTGTTCTTTACCAAGGAAATGACCGAGAGTGCCAAGCAGTTAGCAGATGAACACCCTACTCCAGAGATATACGGAGGCAAGTATTTATTAGTTGACCCAGCTTACTCAGTATCTAAACGGTCAGACCATACAGGATTCATAGTATGTGGCTTTGATAGAGAAAAGAGATTACATATTCTCTTATCACATAAGATAAAAGCAGACGCCAAAGAAGTAGTAGACACTATTTTTAGTTTACAGCAACAGTGGAAACCAAGAGTAGTGGCTATTGAAGCAAATTCAGCACAGAGAATACTTCCTTCATGGATGAAAGAGAAACAGAGACAGTCAGGTATCTTTTTTAGAATAACAGAAATAAAGACAGGTCCTATTAAATCAAAGATAGATAGGATTAAAAGATTAGTTCCTTATTTTAAAGAAGGTAGGATTGCAATACCAGCAGAGTTTGAAGACTTACATGAAGAGCTGGCTGGATTCCCTAGAAGCAATGTAGACGATTTAATTGATGCATTGGCTTTCATAGAAGATGTTAGAAAGCCTTTTATATTTAGAAAGAAAAAAATAGAAGACAAGTACAAACCTTTGTGTGAGAGAACAGGAATATAATGGACCTACTAGGACCAATTCATAAATATGGCTCGGACTATTGGCTTATGAAGTATGCTAAGAAATGGGGTCTTGACATAGACTTAGACGACAGAACACAACCAAGTGAGGTAAATAATGGCGAAGAAGAAAAAGAAAAAGACGAATAAGAAAGCAGACATGTCGGAGAGAGTTAAGGAAGTACACTCTGTATCAGACGCTATAGAACTTCCAGTAGAAGATAACAAGGCTAAAGATTTAGAATTAATAAACTTAATCTTGCAGAAAGTAGATAGAGCTGATGTATGGTTTGTAAGTAACAAACAAGAAGAATTTGAATATGCACAAGACGCATCCATATCTCATTTAAAAGATGAGGCTGGCTGGGCAACTAGGTCTCATGTATTTGATTCCTCTACAGAGAAAGCATGTCGTTCCTTAATATCTAAATATGTTATTGCTATTGCAGAGTATCTAGTTGGTTTATCTCTTTCAGGTATAGGCGTAGGAGATATTAAGAAAGCTAAAGTCTTAAAGAAATTATTGTTCACTACAATGCAGAAGATGCCTAATTTCTTTGAGAACATGTTGACATTTATTAGACAGGTAGTTCTTTATGGGACTGGTGCAGGTAAGGTTACTTATCATCAGTTATTCAGAAACGTCAAACATAGAATACTAAACCCTGCAACTAATGAGTTTGAAGTACAGACTAAAACTATTAAGATTTATGATGGTCCATACTTCTTCCCAATCAATGTTACCAATAACTTTAGAATAGACCCAGACGCAACTAAGATAGATGGCTTTGATAAATTCCATAGAGCATGGAAGACAGTAAGAGAATTAAAATCTCTACAAGCACAAGGCATCTACAAGAACATTGAAAACATAACAGTAGACCCAGCAGATGTACAACCATCAATGGCTCCTGATACAAGAACACCTAGAAATTATGAATCATTAAATAGTTCACCAACAAGACAACCAGCAATGGAAGATGATGTTGTAGAAGTCCTTGAGTATTGGCGAGCAGATGATTCAAGAGTAATCACTATAATCAATAGAGAAATCATAGCCCAAGACCAAGAAAATCCATTCTTTCACGGAAGACACCCTTTTGTGTCAGCAATATTTGAAAAGATCGATTTTCAGTTCTATGGGAGAGGGGCACCTGCCAAAGCTAGAACAGAGCAGGATATGACCAACTCACTAACTAATCTATTGTTCGATGGCTTAAATGCAACGGTTAATCCTATGTACAAAGCTATTGAAGGTGAATTTGAAGGAGACTTCTTAACATTCAGACCTAATGGTGTTGTTCATGTTCCATCACAAGATACTATCCAACCTTTTGACAGGTCCACACCTGACTTACAGGTAACTAACTGGATATTCAAGTTACAGAAAGATATTGAAGAAAAGACTGGGGCCACTAGAGAGACCACAGGAATCGGTACCACTAAAGGTGCTACTACAGCTACTGAGTTTAGAGGACAGTTCATGCTAGGAAATGAACTACACACTTTAAACATTCAGATGCTAACAGAGATTGGCTTTGTAGAAGTTCTACGCAGAATGTATTGGACTATTCTTCAATCAATGTCTAGTAAGATGCAAGTTAAGATTACAGAAGAAGAGACAGTAGAGGTCAGCCCAGAAGACCTTCCACTGGATTTAGATTTCGAATTAAACTTTGGCAACACACAACAGTCTAAAGAAGAGATAAAACAAAACTTAGTCTTCATGTTTCAGACAGTTGGACCAGCTCTAGTTAATTTAGGCGTATCTAAAAAAGTATTACTTAGGATAGTGGCTAAATTATTAGAATCAATGGGTCAAAAGCCAGAAGAGTTTGGTTTAACAGAACAGATGATAGAAGAGGAAAATCAGGTAGGCCCAGAGGGAGAAGGGGCACAGGCAGGGGCACAGTCTCCTAACGCCAACGTGGGCACGCCAGGGGCCTCACAGGCTCAAGCAGGGACTAACACTACTGGAGCACCTATAACCCCATGAACCAAGAACAAAGGGATACTTTAACAAGAGAGTATGCTTTGGTAACAGCCTATAAGGAATTACATTCCACAATAGGTTGGGTAGACATGGTTAAGTTCCTAGAGGTTAAGTATAACAAGTGCATAAAGGAAGCGACAGACCTTAGAGCAAAAGATGAGAACAAGTTGAAGAAACTGACTATGGCTGGTGTATATAGAGAAATATTAGATAGACCAGGCATAATATTGAAACGAGAAGAAAGAATTGTAAACGAATTGAAAGCTTGAAGGGTATTACCCAATCGCAAGCAAAGCAAAGGTGATAAATTAAAATGAATGAGATAACCGACGATACCAAGGTTCAGGAAGCAGAGGCATCTACCTCTACACCTTCCGAAGAAAATCTTGCCGAAGGGAATCAACCAACACAGGTCGACCCTCCTTCTCCCGAAGAAGGCCAAAAGCTAATATTTGGAAAGTATAAGAACATGGATGAGGCTGAAAAGGCTTTTAAAAGTCTTGAGCATAACTTCCATGAAAAAAAGACACCTGAAAAGGCAGAGGAAGAAGTTGACATCAGCTCCCTATTGGGAACACCTGATGCACCTTCGAAAGACCCTCTATACCCTTATGGTGCTACTTATGTTGATCCAAATGTGCAAAGGCTAGAAAATGTAGAGAATAAATTAAAACTACGTGATATAGCTGATACTTGGAAAGAAGTTTCAAAGCAACCTAGATTTAAGGACTACGAGCAAGAGATAGTGTCTGAGATAAAAGCAGACCCTATACTTATGGCTGGCTTAAAGATGGGACAAGCAGGTGTTATTAAACGAGCTTATGACTCTGTTAGAGCTAGAAACATCGACCAAGAAATAGCTGAGGCAACAACAAGGACACAGAAGGAATTAGAAAGTATAAACGCAACGAAACCTACGGTACTAGGCGAGGGATCAACAACTCCTCCACCAGTGGCAACGCCCGCATTAAAAGATAAAATGAAGGCGGCAGCAGATGCTAATGATTGGGATGCAGTTATGTTAGATCCACGTTTCGCACCAAAAGGTTTATTAAAATAGGAATAAATTATTATGGCAACTTTTAAAACGTCCGCTCAAGCTGGTAATAGAGAGATCCTTTTAGATCTCGTAACTTACATCAGCAGAGAGACCACTCCATTCTTATCTTCTTTAAAGAAGAAAAAGACTAGTGGTACATATACGGAATGGATGACCCAAGCCCTTCCGACTCCTACAGGCGATATTGCTAACGAAGGTGCAGCTTGGTCTGCAGGCACTGTTACTGCTCGTGTACGCACAGGTAACTATGCTCAAATTCTTCGTAAATGTTATACCATATCAAGAACACAAGATAAGGTAGACAAAGCAGGCGTCGGTAGTGAGGTCGCAGAGCAACGCAAGCTAGCTTTTAAGGATCACGCAAGAGACATCGAATATGCACTCTTAAATGGTACTGGGCTTTCAGGCACCTCTCGCAGACTAAAAGGTATCAGATCATGGATTTCTACCGCAACCACTGGCTCCGCAACTGGAACACAGACTCTTGACGAGGATATGTTCATTGACAACTTGCAAGCTATTTGGGACAACAACGGTAGACCAACTGACACTTATGTTAATGCTTTCCAAAAGAGAAAGATTAACAGTTTTGCAGGTAGTGAAGGTTCAACCGCAACTGTAAACGTAAACGTAGATCAGGCATCAAAAACCTTGACCTCTATGGTTTCTTTTTACGTCTCAGATTTCGGTGTTCTCAAGATTCACTTGCATGACTTAGCCACAACTACTGAAGTGTTAAATCTTCAGCAAGATATGTGGGAAGTAGCATTCTTCGATGGTCCAAACGAAGGTGAAGTTCTTCCAGGTGCTGTTGATGGTACGTCTTTCGGTATTGTATCCGAACTGACTCTTATCAGCAAGAACCAACTGTTTTCTGCAAAGATTACAGAATTAGCAACTAGCTAATTAACGAGGGGCCCGTAAAAAAGGCCCCTCTAACTTATGAATATAGTACAAGAAGTAATAGAAAAAGACCCAGAATATAAAAGAATGAAGTTAGCTAAAAACTACTTAGCAATGGAGTATATGCTGGCTTGGTATCAAAGACAATGGGATAAAGCAAAGCTCTATTACAAGAAGCACAGAGATGACATTAGGAAGATGAATGAAGCTGGACAGCCAAAGAACATTAGGAATGTGGCTGAGGTACCAGCGATATTCTTAGTATTCTATGCCCATAAGTTAGGGAAAGAGATTTCAGAACTATCACAGAAAGAGTTAATCAGATTTATGAAGGATAACACTTGGTGTTTGACCAGCAAAATATAGTAGATTTAAGTAAGACAATACCTGTTAGTTTTGTAACAGCTACCACAAAGGATGCTAGTGCACTGACACGAAGCATTAAAGATTTATGTGGCGAGCATGCAGATATTATAGTTATCAAGAACCCTGACAATTTATCAGAAGCCTATGACGAAGGATGGAAGAAAGCTAGACATGACATTGTTGTGTTTGTGCATGATGATGTTCAGTTAAGGTTTCCTAAGAATTGGTACCCAGAGCTAAAGAAGTTAATAGATGATAAGTCTACAGGATTTCTAGGAGTGGCTGGGACAAGAGGGCTACTTACAACAGGTAAGTGGTTTGAGTTCTTAGGTAATCCGACACATGAGCATCTGTTAGGAAGTGTGACTCACGGTTCAGTAGTTGATGGAAAGTATGAAGAACATACTAATGTTTATGGAGACTTTGGTGACGCAGTAGTTTTAGACGGTTGCCTGCTAATAACCACTAAGAGAGTTCTTGAAGACATAGGTGGTTTCAGTAAAGAGATATTTGGAAAGTTTCATTTCTATGATGTAGCCACAACGCTAAGAGCACACATGGCTGGGTATAGAAACTTTGTAATAAACTTACCAATAGTTCATATGAGTGGTGGTAACTTCTCAGATGATTGGGCAGAGGCTAGAGACAAGTTTGTAGAGAAGTATAGAAAAGACTTACCACAAGTTGTTGATTCTCTAGGCTCACAGTTACCAGCAGACAAGTTAAGATTATTCTCATTTAGAATAGGAATGGATGGGTGTTCTTACTATAGAATAAAGATACCTTTTGACAAGATAAAGAAGATGAAGTTGGCTGAAGTTATGTACCAAGATGCTTTATCAAGACTAAAGATAGATGATAGTAACGCTACTGAGATTATACAAGGGTCTGACATTATCTTCTTAAGAGGTGGGCATACAGGTGGGATGAAGAGAATACAGTTAAACTTTGATTGTAGAAACAAGAAGTTTATTTACGACACTGATGACAATGATTTTGAGATGAGCCCTTACAACGATGCTTATGGAGCTTTCACAGTGGAAGACTTCTGGCATGACCTACCAGACGGTGGGAAGACACCTGTTTGGATTGACAAAGATGACCCTAAAGCAGAAGATATAGGAAAGAAATGGCCAGGGGTTAGATTTTATAATCAAGCAGAAAATAAGATTAGAAAAGAAGACACAATTTGGACATTGCAGAACGTAGATGCGGTAACAGTAACTACAGAGTATCTTGCTAATGTATATAGAAAGTATGCTAAGAAAGTATATGTATTACCAAATGCAATAGACTTTGATTTGTGGCCAAGAGTTCCTTTAAATAAGGATAACAAAGAGATTAGAATAGGATGGGCAGGTGGGGCTTCTCACTTTGCAGACCTTCAATTATTGAGGGCACCTATCACTAAGTTATTAAAGAAGAATAAGAATTGCAAGTTTGTAGTATTTGGTTCTGGCTTAGGTGGATGGATAAATGACTTACCACAGAACCAAGTAGAGAGAGTTCCTTGGGTAGCATCAAACGCTTACTCATATAGGAAGATATGTTTAAACTTAGACATAGCTTTAGCCCCATTGAGAGGGGTAGAGTTTGATAGAGGTAAGAGTCCAATTAAGTATTTAGAAGCAGCAGCAATGGGAGTGCCCATGCTGGCTAGTAATGTTACTCCTTACAGAGAGACGATAGAAGATGGAGTAACTGGCTACTTGTTTAATACTAAAGGTGAGTTTTTAGATAAGATAGAAAAGCTTATATCTAGTGCTAAGCATAGAAAGGAAATTGGTGAGGCAGCTTATCAATATTGTTACAAGAATTATAATGCAGAGAAGATTGCTCCAAAGTATGTAGAAGTCTGCAAGGAGCTATTGAGGAGATAAAATGGGAATAAGTTTAGGAGATATAAAGACAGCAGTTATAAATAGAGGGATTAGTGATTCATATAGAACGATTATGAACGAGTGGGTTAATGATGTTTATGACCTTATGTGGAACTATTACGATTGGGAATTAAAGCAGGAGCAGAGAACAGACTTTGCTGTCACAGCAGGGACATCTGAATATTTAATAACTACAATAGCTTCTGATGTGGCTTATATTCCATACATGCAAGACACAACTAATAACATAAGACTAGAAGAAACAACTTTAGATTATATTATAAAGTTAGATGCAGATTTTTCACAAGCAGGTGTTTCGACTCACTTTTGTTATGTAGACAATAAGACAAAGGTAAGACTATGGCCAGAACCATCAGCCACAGTAACTATGAAGGTTCCATATTATCTAACAAAGACTGACTTATCATCAGATTCAGATGAGCCATTATTTTTAGAGAGAAATAGGAGGGTAATAACTGATGGAGTGTATGCGAGGGGATTGGAGTTTGACAATGATGTTCGGGCAGAAAGAGCATATAACAAATTCATCAATGGAGACCCCAATTGGACAAGAAGAAAGAAAGTAGTAGGTGGCTTAAAGGGGATGGTATTAGAGGAACAAAGACAAAGGAATAAGAATTTTAGTGCGAAAGTAATGGACCCTGAAACAGGGCAAACAATATAAGGAGGAAACAGGATGCCAAAGTATAGTAGTAATTATGATGAAAAGAGATCGTTAGGGGCAAGTCTAGGAGCGTTTAATGCTGCTGACTACTCAACCCAGACAGAGTTAATCCCAGGAGCAACGGGAAAGAGGATTGTAGTATTTAGTTTTGATGTAAACACGGACACTGCCAACACAGTTAAGTTTGTTTATGGGACAGGAGCTTCGGAGCTTACTAAAGAATATTATCTATCAGCGAAAGGTGGAATAGTTAGAGATAACTTGAGATGGGTATTGCCAGTTGGAGAAGGTTTAGATGTTGTAGCTACAGCTACAGGTAACATATCACTTCACATAGAATCAGTCACAGTTAATGGAGCAGTGGCCTAAATGGTTAATTCCCAGGCAGTAGGTAAAGTATTTAACTTTGCTAAAGGATTAAACTCCGATAGCAATGCCACTGTCATTGATGAGAATGAAACAACTGTTTGCCAAGATATAGAATTATCTAATCCAAATCAATTCTCTAAGAGAAAGGGTTTGGCTGATGTTAAAGCATATGTTTGGTCACCAACAGGAAATACAGCTCAAGGGTTGTTTCGTTACAGATTAACAGATGGGACGGAGTATGCAGTTACAAACAGAAGTGATGGAAAATTTTATAAGATGGATTCTCTTGATGGCACTTGGGATGATAGAACACCAACAGGAGTTACTTATTCTACTACGGCTACTGCTAGGTGGGAGTATGCAGTTCTTAACGACCTATTGGTAGGAGTAGAAGGAACTAACCAGATACAATGGGATGGGTCTACAGAGACTAATGAGACAGCCACATTATCTGGAGCTTCTGGAAGTCCACCAGCAGGTGCAATAGATGTTGAGGAATGGCTTGATAAGTTATGGATGATAACCAATGCCAACACCTTTATTTATTGGTCTAAAGCAAAGAACCCATTACTATGGGAAACACTTAATGATAATACACCTATAGGATATGCTGATGGCAGTTTACCTAAGTGTGTTAAGAAGTCAGGAAACTATCTTTACGTATGGAGTTATCCTACTGGATTATATCGAGTAATACCAGCACAAGATGATTCCATAGTAGCTAGGGTAGTTCGTATATCAGAAACAGGGGCACCTTGCCCTAAAGCAGTAACACACACGCCCTATGGCTTTGTTTGGTACTCTGGAGAGTCAGTATGGCTATGGGATGAGAACGGAGCAGCACAAGACATAGGAGAACCTATAAGAGACGAGTTAAATTCAATAACAGCAGGCAAAAAAGATGAAGTAGTTGTTACTTACAACCCACAGAAGAATCAAGTATGGGTAGCAGTGCCTTATGGCTCTGGAACAACCGCTAATAATAGAGTATTTGTAGCCACACTTAAAGGTGGAGTTAGATGGGCTAAATATACTATTTCAGCCAATGATTTT